GCTACGTAACCATTCCACTACTGGAGATAAGAAGTTCTTAAGCCATCCGAACACACCACCAATAGCATGTCCAGTCGCAGCCACTCCTTCTTTCACTCCACCCATTTTACCGATAAACGCATCGATTACTCCGGAAATAGTGTTGAGTACGTTAGAAATAGTTTCTTGTAAATATTGGAAGGCTCCGTTAGATTTGACATTCTTATTTAGGTCTATGAAGAATTGTCCCATAGATGCACTGATGTCTAGGAATTTACTACCGATATTTTTGAGTAGACTTCCTCCGAAGAATTCCGCAAAAGGTTTAAGGAGTTGTCCTAAACCATACCGAACTAAGTCTAATGCCGCAAATAAGCCACGGAAAGTAGTTCTAATCTTCTCCATAGCTTCTTCGCTAGGTTTTAGACTCGCTGTGAATTGTTTAAATTTAACAGTTAAGTTATAGAGTTGCTCACCAGTCGTAGCTGGGAAGAATTCTCTAAAACTTTCTTTAAAGGCTGTGACTACTTGTCCGAGAGATTGGAAAGCATTCTTAAACCCTTCAATCATATTCTCCCGACCAGATTGTCGAGACATACGTTTAGCAAAGTCTTCTAGGTTAATAGAACCGTCTTTGACGTGTTCGTTTAAAGACTTAAGAGCCTTAACGGAATCCAATGTGTATCCGCGAGCTTTAAGTTCCTCTTCAGATAAGCCAGATACTTCATCAGTAAGTTTGTTAATAGACTTACCTAAAATATCCGCTGTAACCCAGCCTTCTCCGAGAGACTTCTCGAATGAGCCAGATTTAGTAATAATATCATCGACTGCAACACCTTGTTCTTTAGCTACCGATTTGATAGACTCTTTGAACGCGTCAGCATCGTTGATACCTTGGTCGAGAATTTGTTTCCATCCAGTACTTAAACCTTCAGATAACAATTTGTTTCGAGCGTCTGCCGATTTACCGATTACTGCTCCGACTGAGTCAGAAATAGAAGTTAGTAAATCTTTAGCTTCCTCGAAGTCACCGACCATAATTTGCCAACTTTGTGTCCAACCAGATTGCGCTGCTTCTTTAAGAGTATCCCATAATTGAGTAAATGTCTTAACTTTAGTAGCTGCGTTTACGGCTGTATCAGCAAGTTGGGTAATTTGTTTAGCTTGTTCTTCAGTATATCCTTTAGCGATTAAATCGGCTTCAGTGTACGCCCCAGATAACTGTGTTAACGTTTCTGTCAGTACGTCAGCTGTAAGCCATTCACCTTTAGATAAGGACTCCCTGAACGAACCATATTTTTGAATCAATGCATCAACGTTAGTACCCATTTGTGTGGCGGTACGTTTTAATGCATTTTGAAATACTTCACCACCCATACCGGCATTTACTACTGAGTTCCAGTCCATAAGCTGAACTTTACCAGCTGCTAAGGCTTGGGATAGTTGGTACATCGCTGTACTAGCTTGTTGAGATGTTGAACCTGATACTGCGGCTAAGTTAGCAATACCTTTGATAGATGTTACTGACTTATCCAGCGATACACCGGCCGCTGTAAACGTACCAATGTTACGAGTCATCTCGGTGAAGTTATAAATAGTTTTATCGGCGTATGTGTTTAACTCACCTAATGCTCGGTTTACGTCTTGTAAACTAGAACCTTTCGATGAGGTATTCGCCAAAATTGTCTGCACGGCATTCATTTGGGTTTCGTATTCTGAGAACCCTGTTTTAATAGGATCAATGGTGAGAGCCGACATCATATTTTTACCAGTTGTGATAGCAGCATTGGTAATACGTACCATAGCCGTTACCCCAGCAATTTCTAACGCTGAGAATCTATCACGCACGACATCAATACCACTAGTTAGTGGATTAAAGTTCATACCTTTGATGCCTGAACTGATATTTTCAAGACCTTTGGATGCTCCATCAAACTTAAGAGCTTGCTTAAGCTTATCTAGAGTACTCATACTGGTCTTAACATTACTTTCGAAGTCACGGTTCTCAAAGCCCATGGAAACTACGCGTTCATCGACGGTCTTACCCATTGCTTACCTCCTTCCAAGCATCTGATGCTAGCTTGTCAAATACGGGTTGTATTGCAGGATTAATATAATCTCTGCCTTCCACCCATCCACCTGTGCCAGTGCCATGTCCATACTGTAAAATAATAGCGATAGGGACTCCTTTGTTAACGTGACTGTTATATAGGTCTATAGAATATCCCTTACCAGTCTTGTTAATCTCGAAGTGCCAAGACGATGCGGTTAGTCCGCTTCTTACAGGGGTAGCTTGAGCTAATGCGTCGACTGCCATTTGACCATACTTCTCTAAGGCTACGATAGTGGCTCGTTTGCTGAGTTTCTCGAAATATCGAGTTACTTTAGAATAGTCGCCTTTATGTTTAATTCGAATCATTAGCTTCAACTCCTATCCTGTTGTGTTAAATTTCTTCTTGTTTTCTTCGTTAATTCGGATTTGCATTGCTAAAATTTCCTCTTTAGTTCGTTGCTTAGGAGGACTATTCTTGATGTTACATATTTTTATGAGTGCTATTAATCTATGAATATGCCACTTTTCAGCCTCAAAAGGTATGTTGTATGACGTCATCCAGTAATATATAAGTTCTGAAGTAATAACTTCTCCATCACTCTTCTTTTTACCGTCATCGTACTCATAGAATGTAGTAGCAGTACTCGGATGGTCGATATAGTTGATGATTTCGTCATGATACTCGGACGCGAGAATGTAATATACCAAAGGGTCCACATTCTTGTTCAACATCATACAATGTATGTAATCTAGAACCTCCTCGTTAGTCAACTGCCTAGAGTTATTAAGAAACGGTTTACACCATCTCGACTCCCATTTTGAAATTGCGACAAGGGAGTGTTCTAGTCGTATAGTGCACTCATTCAAGTATGTGAACTCTTGCTTCTCATCGTCCCATATCTCCTGTTTAGGTATGGTTATCTGAAGCATTGGTTAATCCCCTATCTAGATTTGTTATGTTTCTTGTGATGCTTGAAATCTTGTACTTTAGGAGCTGGTTCTACACCTAAGTCTTTAGGTAGAATACCGCGAGTAAATTCGTCAGCTGCTTTAGCATCTAGAGCAATCTCCATGAATAACTCGTCATATGCGCCACTAAATTTGAAAGTGTTAAGTGCTTCTTGTGATTTAATGAATTGTTTACCATCGAAACTCTTAACCCCATAAGCTTTAGTGATAATACGGTCGAACATGTCTAATAGTTCTTCACCACGTTGCTCAGCTACTAATTTGTCGATATGAGCTGCTAGACCATTTGGCATGGTCATCTCTAATTGTAATAGCTCAGCTTTAGTTAGGTTGAAGTAGAAGTCTTCTGTGACTGTTTCTCCTGCAAAATTTTGATAAGTAATAGTTTTCTTTAGCATTTTAAGTTCTCCTCTCATTTTTAAAAAGAAAAGGAGCCCGATTAAGGGCCCCAGAAATATTAGCCAGCAGCTAAGATTGATTTGATTTCATCTGGTAAAGGCATACGAGCCGCTTCAGACTCAGTTCCATACAAGATGTCTTCTAACTTTTTAAGTTTGTCTTTCTCAAGATCTGTTGATACAATTTCCAAGTGAGCGGTTGGACGTTTACCTTCCACAGCTACTGGAGTTGTTGTTAATTCCCATGAAAGTTTCATAGCTTCTGGGTCTTTGTTGATTGTTTCGTATTGGCGTGATGATGGAGCAGCCATACATCCGTATACTAAGTGAATAACGTATCCATATTCTTCTTTCAATAAATCGTTACCTAAAGTAGTAACATAAGAAAGACCGAATGGTTTACGTGATTGTTGACCTACACGAACACCTTTGATAAGTTCAGCAGAACCATCGCATTCAGCGAATTCTTTAGGATATGTGTAAGCTTCGATAGTAGCACCGAATTCTTCACTTGAAGTTAAGCTTAAATATTTAGAGTCATTTGCGAATAGTGGAGTTGACTCAGCTCCTGATGGGTTTTGGTTCACTGATGTGAAACCGTTCCATGCTACACCATCCACATATTTACCTTCTGTGTTTGGTTTGTATAGTACTGGGCGTTTTACACCCAATTCGTATAATCGTTTACCGATTTCATCCCATACTAATTTAGTCATTGTGCTATTTCCCCCTTAGAAATATATAGTAAGAATATCGTGATGTAGATTTTCAGAAACGTAATGACGGTCATAGCTACAATACGGTAGTGTTAATAACTTGTCGATTACTGGGTTATCTGGTTTTCTACTAATCACAGTTAGTTGATATTTATTGTCGTTGAGATAATCCGGACTATTTGTAGCAGCTCTAGTAGAAATATGTTCTCTAGTATACTTAATAGCTGGATAATCCATGTTGACCGTAGCGGTCGGTTGGTAATATACATTGCGGCTACCTAGAGTCTTCTCTAATATAGCCTGTAGCTCAGTTCGTCGGTTTAGGACCATTATAGACACCACCTACTGAAATATGAACGTTAGGATATTGCAGATCGACGGACTTGACTTTCCAATATCCGCCGAGAGCTGGCAATAAGAACTTGACATAAGTTAACGCAAACATGTTTTCAAATAAGTTAGGATCCATAGTAACACTGATTTCGTTACTGATATTAACATTATCGATAACATTTCCGGAATTCTCATGTTGTCGGTAGTTCTTAATCAAATATCCGCTGTAAGTTTTCTCGGTAATAACGTCTTCATAAACGCCTGGTTCAACTTCCTGAGTTTTGCTGAATCCTAGAATACCGTGAAATTTACTCATAATTATTCGTTCACTTCAATTTCTAAAGCGATAGCTGAATATGGTTTAACTAACGCACCAGAGCAACGAGTTTCGATTAGGTATTTTTGAGCATTGTAGTCAATATCGAAGTCATCGAATAAGTTTACAGCTCCACCTTTGTCAGCACCTACGTTGTAGTCACCGATGTTAGTGATGATACCTAATAATTGTTTCTTCTTAGCTCCGTCTTGACGTTTTTGGTTCTCCATAACTGGAACTGTGATAATTTCAGACACACGTAAAGTTGTACGTAATTTTTCTTCTGAATCGTAGATAGTACGTCCAGTAGTGTCTTCTAATAATAACATTTCTGTTAACACATCTTCAGTTGTGTATAACGCTGGGTTACCAGAACCTTTGTAGTCTTTACGAGATTTAATAGCAGCACGGATAAATGCTTTAGCCACTTTAGCTCCGTCTTTAGGATCGTCAACAGCAACTAATGATTTAACAGTATATAATTCTTCATCTTTCCAGATTGGACGAATATTTTGTTCGTTGATTTTGTCGTCGCTTGAAGATTCACGTCCGTCCCCAACTAAGATGGCACGAGCGATTTCCTCGTCTAACATTAAACGCATTTCGCCTTTAATCCATGCTACTACGTCGAAGTCTGTGATATCAATCATGTCGTCACGATCGATTTTTTGCTTTTTATAGATTGTTGTTGGTAAAGTAGAACGTTTCAATAGTGTGAATACTTCTTCTTTTTTAAGTTTACCTTTAATATAACCGCGAGCACGAGCTTCGTCTTCAGTAATGTTCGCGAATAAAGATTTAACACGAGAGAATGGTGAGCGTTTAACTCCACCCATAACGCGTTTAACCCATCCCATATCACGAGAGATGAAATCTGGAACATTGTTTAATGTTTTAGCTTCTGGGAATAAGTAGTCGATGTGTGTTACACCGTGCTCTAAGAATGACTCTTTCAAGCTTCCGTAGCGTTTTCCGTCTGCTAAGATTGCTTGCATATCATCGTGTGATAATACGTTTTGCTCTTGCATGTTGTCGTTTTCGAATAAGTTGTGTTTCATTTCTTCAATTCCTCCTTGAACTGCTTCGCCTACTAGTTCATAGACTGCATCTTGTTGTTGTGGTGTTAGAGTATTTAATACTTCTTCGATTGAAGCATCTTCTGGTAACTCTACTTCGTCTTCGATGTACTCTAAATCGCCATCTTCGTCGTCATCAGCATGTTGCATTTCTTTACCTTGGTTTTCTAATGCCATACCGATAAGTGCATATACTGCTTCTTGTTGTTCTTCATTTAATGTATCGAAGACTTGTTGGATAGTTTTACCACCTTTATCTTCGTGCATTAATTCGAACTCTTGATTGTTGTCATTAATCACAATATCATCTCCTGTATAAAGAATGAACTCGCCATCAGCGTTAGAGCCGTGTGCGAGACTTACGTTTTCGATATAAGCTCCAGGATTAGCGCCTGCTAATACTAGGCTTACTTCACGGATATTGCCGTGTAACACGTCGCCTCCGTTTTGTTTTAGTTTGTTAGCGTAGATAGATAACGCAGTAACATCTCCATGACGAACTGCTTCTTTCGCACGCTGACCGGCTGCACTTTGGTTAAATACAGCGTAAGTGTAAACACCTTCAGGACGGTTTTCCAAATATGCGTGTCCTAACACATTCTCGACATCGTCGTGTTTGTGCATCCACACTAAAGGAACCTTTTTACCGTTACAGTCCTTGAAAGCGTCACGTCTAATGGTACGGCCATCTGAACACTTTAAGTCGTTTCGTGATGCCCATCCACTAAAGTCATACTTCATTTTGACTTCCCTCCTCGTCATAGTATTGATCTTCTGGCGGCATTCCAGCTCCAGCGGTCGGATTTAAGTTCTTGTTACGTAATTCATCGGCTGCTGGGTCGCTAGACGGTTTAAGTCCAACGATTTGTCGTACTTCGTTAGAAGACATAACTTCATTACGAGTAAACTTATCAGCAATGTTAGATAATTCAGAAACAGGAACAAGTCTGAACGGATCTCTGAAGAACTCAATCGATTGACGCTGTGTTCTAGCCGTTTTAGTCAAGAATTTACGTTTGAATTCGTCGACTACTGCTGAGATAATAGGCTCGATAGTTCGAGTATAGTAGTTCAACATAGTCTTCTCATCTGCAGTTCCTTCTAAAACTGATTGGGTAATCCCAAGTTGGCTGTATAACATCTTAGTCAAGTATTCGATTTGAGTCATGAGGTTGTTTTCGACTGAGCGGTTAAGTTGTGTAATACGCTCAGTACCGTCGGTATACGCGATACCGTATCTAGAACCAGCTAACTGGTCTTCGATTAATTTACGACGTTCTTCTGCTTGTTTACGTCTAGCTTCGGTCTTAACAATATAAGGCAATTGGATAATCATATCTAATTTACCAGAGCTAGTTTGTTCATCTACGACATCTAATAAACTTAGTTTTCTAATCAATCGTTTAAGAGTTGAGTTAGGTTCGTTCATTACCGCATAAAGTGGATTTTCGATAATAGCAATAGAACTCTTAGGTAGTGTCAATTCTTCGTGATTACCTGTTTGGTCGTTATAGACACGACACTTAACATGTCTTGGGTACCACTCTAGAATTTTAGCAGTTCGCATAGTCTCGATGTCGAAAGTTCCGGGTTTGTAAATATCCGTATCAGTATCGATTGGGACTACTGCCACAACACCTTCGTCAAGCATAGACATAATAACGTCCTGCATTAAAGCTCGTCCAGTTTGGTCGATGTTAGCTTCTACAGAGAAACAGTTGTTTAGCTTAGACTGTATAGTATCGACGAATCGTTCGTTCTCGTCTAATCTAACGTGTTTAATCTTGATAGACGCCACATCCAGAGCAATTCTGTTGTAGATAGCTGTAACTATAGAACGCTCATTACCGCGAGTTAATCGTGGTCTGTCTGGACGGTACGAATATGAGATACCTAAATCGTTTCGGTATTCCATCGTCGGGTCTTTGTTCAGCAGCGTATTCCACGCATGCTTTAATCTACTTCCGAATGATTCTTCCATTTTGATTTAATCTCCTATCTGGATACTTTCTTTTTGAGTTTTGATTTATACTCGTTGACTTTATCTTGAGCTTTACGGACCTGTGGACTATTCTTTACGTCATCCTTGATTTTACGTAATTTAGGATTATTGTTAACAGCATCTTTAGTGTAGTTAGCAACAAATTTAGCATTAGATACATTGGTTGGAACTTGTCTAGCGACTACGTTACCAGCGCCCCATAGCCATCCTTTAACTCCAGACTCAAGTCTTCCTTGATCTTTAGCTCGGTATTGGTTATACTTCTTAGCTCCATATGAACCCATTAAGAATGATTGCAATAGGGCTTTACCTAAGTTCATATTGGCAATTCTGTGGTTACGATCCGAATCTCCGTCTCTGAATAATCGGTCAGCGGCTTTGTTTCGGGCTACTGCTCTATCGTTCTTGAACGTTTTCTTAGACGCATCGAAGTCTCTACCGAACTTATCCATTCTTTTATCAAACGAGTCGCTAAGAGATTGCATTCTCTTCTCGTAGTCAGACTTAACGGCTTTTACGGCTTCTCGTCCACCATTTCGTTTGGCGTCTTTGACAGCTCGTTTTTTATCAGTGTTAAGTTGTCTACCTTCTACTAACGCACCTTCCATGTATTTGTTAAACTCGTCCCCGATTTTTCGGTTCCGCTCTTTGTAAGCTTTCTTAACACCTCTAACTTCTTTACTTCTAGAAATACCCCATTTCATACCGAGTACTCCGTAGTGTTTTAACTCTTGGTTAGACATTGCACACCTCCTATTTTTTATATTTAGTTTTCTTACGATTTTTCATTTGATAGGCATATTCTTCTGTAGCTTGTTTAGTTAATTGATATGCGGCAGCTGGTGCTGCAAGATATTTGACGATTTGTTTACCTTTAGTTTTAAGTTCTTCTCGAACACCCTTAGCAATAATCTCTGGAGCAGACATCTCCTTAACTGTATGTTTAGCAGCTACTTCACCAAGCATAATTATAGGTCGTTTAGTCTTATACCCACTCAGAGCTTTATCGTTGCGGTCGACGATTGCGTCGATTCCTTGTTTCTTAAGTTCCGAATAATATTTATCGCGAATCTTATCGAACTTATCGCCCTGTCCTACAAGTGTGGTATTAAACCCGTCATAAGCTTTACCGTGGAAGTTTTTACTCTTACCTTTGACTAATTTTTCTAGAGCTTTAAAAGCTTTAGCTTGTTTTCGAGTTCCACTATCACGGTCCTCATTAACTAGTCCTGATACGTCAGCGACCATCTTCCTAAATTCTGAGTCATTGTTATATAACTTCTTAAAGGTATCTCTGGCTCTCTTAGGAGATGCTATCTTAATATCCCTTTCGAATTTAGTAGTTACTTTAGCTACTTTATCGTCTGAAAATGTTAACATCTTATTAGCCAATAATGCTTGAGAATATGCACCTTCGTATTTCTTCTTATCGCCACGTTTAAACGCTAGATATTTCATGTTACCAGATGGTTTAGCATCTTTAGGAAGTAGCATGATTTTTTGAAAGTCAACATTCTTAGATATGACTTCATCCGTAGTGTACTTGTGGTGCGCGTAATACGCAGCTGCGGCTGTAAGAGCAACGCCTCCAGCAATAGCTAGGGCTTTCTCTGCTCGGATTCTATTCGCGGCTCTCTTAGAAGCTTCCTCTTTAGAATATCCTTTTTCTAGGTATTTGTTTTGGAGACGGTCTCGATGGGTCTTACCTTTTTCTTGACGTTCAATGAATTTTCGGACTCCCCATTTCATTCCTGGAATACCGTAATGTTTTAATTCTCGATTATCCATCCCAAGCCACATCCACCAATCGTTTTAGTTTCTTCTCATTTGGCGTTCCTGTTTGATATAATCTATCGACTTCATTAACAGCTTTTAAAAATCGGTCTTGATATTTCTCGGCACTACGATATACACTATCG